CCTCCTCCACCTCCTCCGCCGCCTGATCCGCCACCACCAAAGCCGCCGCCTCCACCGACAAGAACAGGTCTGGAACTCTGTTGCTTCGCTTGTGCAATTAATGATAATACACTTTCCTGTGCCATTTTAATTTTTTCTTGATTGCTACTGTTTGCAACAGTAACAGCATCAATAGCGGATTGAACCATCATCTGTGTTCTATCATTTATCTCTGCACGAGCAGCGTTTCTTGCTTTAGTTTGTTGTAACAGATTACCATCTTGACGATTCTGAACTGCATTAAAGTTACTAGCACCCATACGAGGGTCATATCCAGAAGTTTCTTTCCTTCCACCTTCACCAGTACCCATTACCGTAGAGGATGATGGTTTACCGAGTCCAAAAAGATCATTCAGTGTAACTTTACCTTCATTCCTAACCATATCTTCACTATTAGTGTTAGCAGATACACTAGGAGAACGTGTTATACCATGCTTATTGAGTATCGGAGTGGTTCCAGAACCAGGTCCGACATATTGGAAGTGAGCACTACCAGGTCCATGGTTGTACTTATATTTCCATCCATACCTAGGACCATTCTGCTTCAACCATTCATATCCAGGTCCATTGATATCCAGTCCTTCACCATACATGTGAGCAGAGTTTGGGTGTCCCCCAATAGCATCATTCTTAGATTTACTTCTACCAGAACTTGCAACATGCTTACCAAGATCCATACCAGAAGCAGCTAATGCCTTAGCAAATGCATCTGCCGCAGGTTTAGAGAATACTAATGGACGACCACTCTGATCTTTTTGACCTGCAATACCAAATCCAGAACCAGTTTCAGCGTGTGATGCTGGAACTACACTACCAGTAACATTACTTCGCTCGACTGGTCTAGCATCATTACCTTGCTCATTATGTGCCTGATTCAATCCAAAGAAACCTAATGCTCTTTGAAGCAAGTTTGGACCACCTGTACCCGAAGTCATTGGTTGAGTTGTCTTACCTTTTTTAGGATCAAATCCACCAATTTTTAATGCTTTAACCATCCCCTTACTATACCCATCAGTGGTATATCCTAATCTGATGTTCTCAGGATCTGCGTTAGGAGAGTATGCTTGTGCTACTGCAGCAATACCATCTAAGGGATTATCAAATGCATTATAGTTTTGCGGATGATTTGCTACATCATGCCATAGTTTGATATTATCTTTCGTTGCTGAGAATAGATTATCATATTTTGTCCAACCATCAGTAAATCCTGATCTGGGAATAGTACCAAATCCCCTATCACCAGTTTGACCGAAAGCATTTGTTCTACCTGTGCTGTTGTAAACACTTGGTAGTTTAGGATTCAAATATCCTGTTTCATGCATTGCTTGAGCAGCAACAATTTCTGGGAACTTCGCGCCACCTGCTTTTTTAGCTAATTCATAAACATGCTCAAACGCTGCTGATGGTGATAATTCTTTATTTGGTGGGAGTGTTCCACCTTGTGAGAATCCAAGTCTCTTTGCTTCACCAAGTCTCTTCTGAGTCAGGTGGGGTTGCGTTTTTGTTCCAGGAGTATTAAAAGGAACGACGAAAGCTCCCCCATTAGCCTTTCTAGCGACGTACTCAGTTCCATGTCCGATGAACGACGTGGATCTCCCTCCATCCAAGGATACTGGGTATCCTGATTGCGGTCCATGAATCCAACCTCCTAATGCTGCTTGTGGTAACGACCTAAGTGCTCCGCCTTGTGATTTTTCTTCAGTACCATCATCAGCACCTACTCTCATACCCTCGGATATCATGTAAGCACCACCAACGATGACACTAGCTTTCAATCCTCTACGCATCAACATTCTTGCCTTTGCGCCTTTCAACCTAGCATTGAAGAACTTCAATACATTACCAAAGTCGGTGACAAGTTTTACTGGATTTGATAACCAACGAATACCAAGTAATAATGTTCCTAAACCTGCTGCTGCCTGCAGCAATCCTCCTATTTTTTCCCACCAACTAGTTTCGTCTGATAGGAGTTTGTACAGACCTTCGATAGTGTTAACAACACCAAATTTCGCTACGTCAAATATAAACTTCGCAATCGTAACTAAGGTATTGACAAGAGTCTTAACTTTCTTCTGATTTCTTGGATCTCCAAGCCACTTCAGTGCAGGTACGACTACAAATAATTTAAATAATCCACCCAACAATCCAAGTAAAGACTCTAAGAAACCAGGAATCTTTCCTGCACGGAAAGATTTCATGAAACCTAGTCCAGTTCTACTCTGTGGTGTATTGTACTTGGGATCAAATCGTAGATTCTTCTTTTGCTCCGCTGTCAGTCTAGCAAGTTGAATCGTTTTGATATCCTTAACTACTTTAGCAAGAGAGTTAAGTGTTTTACCTAGATTGTTTGTTGCCTGTATATTAGAATTGACTGCTGTAACAACTGCCTTATCTCCTGCAGACATCTGGGATTCTGAGCTTGGCGGTTTTACCGCAACAAACTTATAAAAATCAATTTTCGCTCCCTTCTGTACTTTTGCCATCTAATTACATGTTTGCCAGAGACGATTCAGTAGCCTGAACAACTTGTGTCGTTGTTTTATTTATGGGTACTGCCTGCATGATTGGAGTAAGTTTTTCAAGAACCAAAGGAATAGGTACGAAGTCTAATGCCTGTTCCATGGCATATTTTGCGGATAACCCATCCTTTGACATCGCCTTAGTTGTAACATTATCTACAGCACCAAGAATTTTGGGATCTATACCAATTTCACTACCAATCAAATTAATTGCTTGAGTCATATCACCACCCATAGCACCAGTGATAGCACTCATGACACCAGATAGACCAAAGTGATCTGCAACATTGGTCAAAATATTCATAGGTTGGAATCCACCTGCAAGAACACTGCTTGCCAACTCACCCATCACAGGACTAATCATACCCAATCCTGAAGATATTGCTCCACTTATATTACCACCTAAGATTTGCTGACCAAGACTACCAATTGGTCCTCCAATCATTCCCAAACCGATACTTGCAGCACCCATGAAGTCTCCCTGAAGCAGACTTGTGCCAACTTGCCCCAGAGGACTGTTGATAAATCCACCAACTTTACTCATGACACCACCAATAGCATCAAACGCACCACCCATACCAGGAATCATGCTCACACCCGCCATGACTGCTCCCATGGGGTTTCCTGATGCTAATGCCGATGCAGCCTTGACGCCCGCTATAATAGGTCCAGCACCAGGGATGAACATTGCAGCAGTAGAAACAATTGGATTGTTAACAACCTTACTAACTACTTTACCAATGCCACTAACTGCCTTACTAATACCTTTAACAATACCACCCAAGAACATCGGTTGGTCTTTTGTTTCCAACCACTTATCACGAGCTTCCTGATATTGTTTAGTACCTGTTCTGCCTGTTGGGAAATCGTCTCTGTTTGGTCCGTTTTCCTGTGCATCACCAAAAATCTTACTTAATTCTGATAGTTTTGGAAGTTTGGAACCAAAAGCTTTTATGCTTCCCTGTAATCCACCAAGACCGATTGTGTTGATGAATTTATCTTCTTCTGTTCTAGGATCAAACTCTGGGAAGAATACTCCTGCTAAGTCTCTACCAAGTAGAGCAATATCAAGGAACGTAGAAATACCAGCACCAGGAGCAAAACCTCCAAGAACAGAGAGATCAAATGCACCAGAAGCAAGATCGAATACAGCACCAGTCGGATCAGCGTTTGTTAAACGATCATAACTGGAAATAAGACTAAACAGACCACCGATAATTGGCCATGCATAGGGACCTATCTGACTTAAAGCACCTTTGACATCGGTAAAACCTTTAACACCTTTCTTCTTTAAGGCTTCTAATATCTTCGGAATGAATGGTAACTTCAGGAAGTTTTTCTGTATGACACCACCGACACCCTTGACCGTGTTGATAATCGGTTCAAGAGAACTCATTACTGGTTTAAGAATTCTTTCAACCAGAGCATTTCGTGCTTTATCTGGAAGAGAATTTGCCCAACCTGAGAACTTATTAAATTGGTTCCCAAGAGCATTTCTTAATCTCTTTCCTTGATCACCAACAAAGTTAGCAGCTTTTCTTGTAGTCGAACCTTCTGCAAAAGTAAGTTCTTGACCTGCCCTTACTGCTATGCTACGAGATGCAGATCCCTCTGCAAAAGTAAGATTCCTGAATAAACCGCCAAGAATACTTTTTCCTTTATCGAGTGAAGATGTTAGTTTTTTACTTGCCTTCTCTGCAATCTCTGTTCGAGTTGTCTTATCTAAACCAACACTGGTAAGAGTGTTGTCAACAACACTTGCAACTGTATCTGTTACAGGTTTGACTGAGGTTTTGAGTTTCTTTGCTTTATCTTTAACACCCTCAGCAATGGCTGTAGCAGTATTGACAGTATTTGCCTTAAGGTTATCTAACGCAGTGGGTTTAATTCCCAATGCATCATCATAATATTTGTCTAAGCGAGTTCTGTTATCCTTGAAAGGATTAAACTTACTTTGTGAAATTCTATCACCCGTCCTTTTGATAAGATCATCCAGGAAACCAAAAGGTCCAGTTCTGGGTTTTTTTGGTTTTGGTTTGGGTTTTCCGTCTGGAGTAGTTCCTTTCGGACGAGTACGAAGAGGTTTTTCGGGTTTTTGTCTGTCAAATAAATCTAAGAGATCTAAAATATCAGTAATTAAACTGAATGGATTCATCAGGTATTTCAACCCAATGATACCTTTCATCATATTACCCAGACCTCTCAGTCTGCTACCGAAGTCTCCATCTTCGGCAAACATCTCCGTATATCCATCCAGAATATTCTGGGTGAATCCCGATGCCCAACCATATAACTTTTCAAAGACGAATAATGCCTTTTCAACAAAAGTTGCTAGTTTCTGTCTATTCTTTTCATCGCCAATATACTTCAACACCTCTGAGGTGATGGCGAATACACCAATCTTCGCTAAAAAAGAGGCAATTGGTGATAGTAATCCAGTAAGCCACCCAAATCCTTTTTTGAAGGCACTTTTTCCTTGTCTTTTTAATGCTGAAGATAGTGATTTCTTCCCTTCATCCTTGACCAGTCCTTCTTCTAATCTATCCTCTGCAGCTTGATCTCTCGCTCTCTGAGCTCTTCTTCTTTCGATTCTCTCTCTTAACTTCTCATTCTCCACCATACCGATACTGATCTTCTCAATATCAGATACGACGGTAGTGATGCCTTGTAAAGTCTTACCTAGGTTATTGGTTGCTAGGGTTTGTTTTCTGACAGCAAGAGCAACAGGTGACTTTGTTTTTAAAGACCCAGGATTTACAAATTTATATGCTTGGATTTTAGCCACCTGCTGCTTTTTGCTCCTTCATTCGGTTTTCTTCTTCTTTGAGGAAATTCACGAGTAAGTTAACGTAAATCTCTTTTTCCCATGGCATAAGATTATCGATGTACTCAATGTTCCACTTATGGTGATGCATTAAGGCAAAGTTGCCCTCATAGTATGCCCGAAGATTAGTGTGCAGGAGGGCTATGCGAAAAAACTCGCAAGACCCTCAAGTGTTACCTCACTAACTTTGTTTGTATTGGGATTAGTGACACTTACTTTGTGTGACAGTTTAGGCATAGTCTCAAAGAATTCCTGAATCATACCAAATTGCTTGCTATTGAGATTATCGAGGAATTCTAGTTTTTCTGCTCTAGTTGCATCAGCACAATCATAAACTTGTTCAGAATCAGCAATAGTCGCGAGACATTCTGCTGCCATTTCAAAAACATCATCAACACCAGGACCTTCATCAGCGAAGTTCATTTTGACAAATGTATCCAATCGAGGATAGTCAAGGGTGACGATGATTTCGTCAGATAATTTAATTTCCTTTTTGTGTTTTTTATCCTTCACGACTTTGATTTCGTCGAGAGGAATAGAAATCTTCACTTCAGTTTCACCATCATCAGGACAGATCACAGATGCTTCTACAGATTCACCAACAGATTTTGTACGAATTTGTAGGAACAGATATTCAACATCAAAAGTAGAAAGTCTTTCAATATCAGTAAGATCAGTGCAATCTTTGATGATAGTTTTGATGGTTTCTAAAAGTTCAGATTGATCACCCGTCTCAGTTGCGACCAGAAGTAATTTTTCTTCTTTCACCAGGAAAGGTCTAAAATTCACAATGGTTTTACCGTCAGACGGTAGTTTCAATTTGTACTTAGGTACATTTAATTTAGGTAATGCCATAGTATTTCAACTCAGTAATTTTATTTATAGGACATGTCGCATGTCCACATCTAAGAGGTCATAATGAACTCCAAGGAAACCATTTTCCATGATAGTAACTGCTTCTGGCATGATTTCCGCGATCTCTTGTGCAATAACACCCTCATAACGATCACTTTCGCCAATATAATTCCACTGATAGATGTTCCAACCATCGTTGGATACACCAACTTTAACAATATTCTCCTTCAATCTAGCGTCTGATGCCATAGGACCATACTGTTGTCCAGATGGTGCAGTGTTACTACCGCCAGAGAATCCATCAGCAACTTCTTGCTGATAATCTGACTCATAGTCGCTTTCCCATGTTGAAGTGCTAACTGTGTTCCAAATACTCTGCCAATCTCTTGAAAATACCTCGTTTTGCGTTGAAGAATTATTTCTAAACGTTCCACTATCAGTATAAGTATCCTGAACATTGTCGTTAATGTTAGCAGGTACAGTGATATCTCTAATAACACCAGGATCATCAAACTGGTCCGCAGTATAAAAACGATATCTCTCATAATAGAAACCAATCTGCATTGTTAAAGCTTTTGCCTGTTGGTTATCCAATCTAACAGATCCAATATTATATGGAAATACGTTTCCGAGTCTATAAGCACCTGTCAGTCTATACTTCCTAGCAAGTAAGAAATCATCTCCTGATTCTCTCAACGCTCTGATCATCTTAGGATCAGTATATACATAATCTCCACCGCCCTTTTCCCACTTATAGATAATCAGTTCTGGACAGACATATTCGGTATAATATCTTGTATATTGCTCCGAGTCTGATGCCATCAATTGTGTCCATCTTTCAAAGAAGCACCTAGAATACATGGATCTAGGAATTCTGAAGTTTATATTGATTTGACTAAACGCTGTATTAGTAGCATATTTAAATGGAGATCCTATGGTTGCTACTTGACCAGTTGTTATCTGTTTACTAGGCAATTGAACAGAATCTGCATAGTAATCTAAAAGGAGGTCTAAATTCTTTTTAACTTCAAATCTCTCACTAGAAAAATTACCACCACCAGCAAGAAGCATTCTCGGAGTAGTAAATTTTACTGAGAATAGGTTGGAGAAACTAACATGGTTATCCTGTTGCTTGGAAAAAGCCATGAATTCCTGAAAAGAATTATACCTAGCGTTTTCCTTTCTGTAAATTGCCATTAGACTTTAAGTTCCTTTTCGGTAATGATTTTGAATTCCCATTGTCGGTCTAAACAAAACTCAGTGGCGGCTTTCCACTTTGCTTGATTCACACTCCAGGTCACAACCTCATTAATATACTTTTTGGTCATTCGTTTTTGAGTCTTTGGTTCCTTTGTTTGTTTAAAAGGTTTAACCTCAACTAAATACTTTTTGTTGTTGATCTTCATGTAGAAGTCAACGAAGTATCGATGATATTTATTATCAACAGGTGATTTATACGGTATTACACACTCCTCGCTACTCCACTCCTGTATGCTTGGTGTTGTATCACACCAAAGCATGAACTTATATTCCCATGACGAACGGTAGGTTATGTTATGGGGATTTCCCTTATACTTACGAGGAAATTTAGGACGGTAAGTACCTTGGTAATATCGCATAAATACATAAAGACCACTCTAGTATTTAGGGGTTAAAGTGCCGCCAAAAACTACATCGCAGCAAGCGTACAAACCACCGAAGTCGACATTACGATATCCACTAAGACCTCCAGTTTTAGGTGATACTGTGGCGGATGGTCCGACTAAAGCAGTTGACTACGTCATGTTTCGTAGAAAAAGAATTGACTACACCAAAAAACCTAATAGTAAAGGATACTATGGTTTAAATCTTCCTGGTAACAATGTCAAATTCAACTTTGACGATGTTTCTGTGTATTTGGCAATGCCTCAAAGTCTTCAGACTTCATACAATCCTGGGTATAGAACACAAGATTTGGGTGTAGGTGGTATGGTGGCAGCAGGTGTCCTTGACATTGATCCTAAAAAAACTGAAGTT